AATAGATCAGATGCTTACTATGAACCAGAAGATGATGATTCTGGAGATTTCATAGATTTCAGAACAGCAGAATTATTAAACACTAAAGATTACGATCCAGCACTTATTCATCACATGGCAGAAGCAATTTCTGAAGCTAATCCAGAAGATCAGGAAAGTATTACAGACTTTATTAATAATGCTGAATGGGAAAAACTTGGAATGAAGCTGTATTACATCAGTCATGAATATATGGAAAAGCTGGCTGAATCTCACGCAGTACACGAATATAACTCTGGCTTATTAAACGATTAGGATAAAACATGAAAACATTTAACGAATTACGCAAAATCAATGTAAACGATCATACGGAAAAAAAAGGTCGTTTTACTTATTTATCTTGGACTTGGGCAGTTGATCAACTATTAGAAAATGATCCTTCTGCTACTTGGACTTTTGGAGAGCCAACTTACTTTGCAGAATCTTTAATGGTTTATTGCACAGTTACCGCTTTTGGTAAGTCTATGACTTGTCAGATGCCAGTTATCAATAATCAGAACAAAGCTATCCCTAATCCAAACGCAATGGATGTGAATACAGCTATGCAACGCTGTCTGGTAAAAACTATAGCACTCTTTGGAATTGGCTTATATATTTATGCTGGAGAAGATTTACCGACTGAAGATCCAATTGATTTTAATACTTTGCAAAAATTACTTGAATTGGTAGGTGGAGCAATGAATTTAAATGAATTAAAAGTTGAATACATTGGAGCTTGTAAATTAGTAGCTAATGATCCACTTGCTCTTAAATCTTTGGAATTAGCTAAAGACAAGCGTAAAGGAGAACTTGGAGCATGAACAATGAACCAGTAGCGTGGATTGCCGTAGGCGATAACACAAGCGTATTTTTTGATTTGGATTGTGCTTTGGCAATTGATGAAAACCCAACACCACTCTACACCCATCCAGCAAAGACACTAACAGATGAGGAAATAATGGCTGAATGGGAAGAAAGCAAAGATGAAGTTGATTTTGCTAGAGCAATACTAAGAAAGGCACAAGAGAAATGACTACTTTTACTACTGAAGATAGATTAGCAGTAGAGCCTATTCCTTTTGCTGGAATGGTTACCATTGAACACCCAGAAAGAATGCTTGAGCAAGGTTCTGATGAATGGAAGAAGGCAAAACTAGGTTATGTTTCTGGCAGTTCTGTAGCTGATACTATGGCTAAAGGTAAAGCTGGTGCTGAGTCTTTAACTAGAAAAAAATACAGAACTAGGCTTGTAGCCGAAAGGCTTACTGGTGAAATACAAGAAGGGTTTTCTAGCCCAGCTATGGAATGGGGTGTTAAAACTGAATCACAAGCAAGACAAGCATATGAAGTTTTTGCTAATACTTTTGTGGATAAAACAGGCTTTTGGAAGCATCCAGAAATTAATTGGCTTGGTTGTAGCCCAGATGGTCTTGTTGGTGATGATGGGTTAGTAGAGATTAAATGCCCTAATACTACAACTCATCTAGACTATATTTGGGCTGATGAAGTTCCAAGTACTTATTATTGGCAAATGCAATGTCAGTTATGGGTAACCAATAGAGAATGGTGCGATTTTATAAGTTTTGACCCTAGATTGCCGTTAAAAAATAGATTATTTGTAAAGCGTTTACATAGAAGTAATGACTTTATTACTGATATGGAAATAGAAGTAAAACAGTTCCTTCAAGAAGTTGAAGATATGATAAAAATCCTCTCAGGAGAAAAATGATGGCGGTTGTTAGATACGAAGTAAAAGCAAAGAATGGCACTTATAAAGATCGTAATGGCGAGGAAAAGGCTCGTTGGCATCAAATGGGAGTTTGCTTCCAAAATGATAAAGGTCAGCTCTCACTCAAAATAGATTCAATTCCTGTAAACTGGGATGGTTGGGTTTCTTTATTTGAACCAAAACCAAAAGAAGAAAATAGTAATCGTTCAGTAAGCTCTGGAGCAGTTCGAGCTGAAGTAATGGATGACGATATTCCGTTTTAAGTATTAAGAGGGGATAAAACCCCTCGCCTTCTATGGGGGTAGGCAGAGCTGATAACTCTAAAATCTATCTGAGCTTAAAAAACTCGCCTTTTCGTGGTCTACCCCCACCCTAATTGCTTAAAAATTAAGCAAATGTCAAATAAAAACGACACTTTTCCCCTTTAAAATCAGTAACTTAGGTTATTTTGGATTTATTTCTTTATATTCGTAACAAATACGGATTTCGTATATAATACTTCTAAGCAGTACCGATTAATAACGAAAAGGAATCAAAATGAATACAACAATGCAAATTTCTTACGCTTTAAAAATCGTTGAAGATTTAGCAGAAAAACGCAATATTTTATTTGTAGAGCAAATTAAATCAATCGAAACTTATCCTCAGTATTACTCTCCAAAAGCTAGAGTTGCTGTTAAAACAATTTGGGCTTATAAAAACGGGAAAATTATTACAGGCTAACTGATGAGGCTTTAATAGCCGAAACCCTAGAAATAGGGTCTTAGTCAAACTTCCACGAAAGGGAAAACAAAATGAATATGTCTTACTGCCAGTTTGAAAATACTTCAACTGATCTCAGCCAGTTATTAAGCGTTTTATCTGAGGCGGTGAATAATAAAAGCGGTCAATTAAAACTTAGCGATTCAGAAAAAAGAGCTTATCAAATTCTGATTCAACAATGCGAGGATTTTCTTCAGCTTTCAGAGGATATTAATTTAGTCGATAAAATTGACGAAGAAGGAGAAGAAGAATGAAAGAATTTTTAGGAGCTTGCTTACTCGGTTTAGTTTTTGGAGTAATGATTGCAGTTGGAGTATTAGGTGTTAGTTTTAGTCAGTTAATCGCAGTTTTATTTAATTAAACGAAAAGGAAATAAAATCATGGCATACGAAATCACACAAAGAGCAGATGGCTTTAACGAAATGGCATTTGTAGGCGAAACCCCTTGGCATGGTCTAGGTCAAGAGATAGATGAGAATAGCTCTATCGAGGAATGGCAAAAGGCGGCTGGTATGGATTGGACTATTAACTCCTCTCCAGTTAAATTCGATGCAGAAGGTAACGATCAGATTTATAGCGGTCAAAATGTTCTTTATAGATCAGATACTCATCTTCCGTTATCAGTAGTTTCTAATCGTTATAAAGCAGTTCAGCCAGTAGAAGTATTAGAGTTTTTCAGGGATTTAATTGATGAAAATGGATTTAAAATAAATACTGCTGGAACTTTAAGAGGCGGTAAACGGATGTGGGCTTTAGCTGAAACTGGCAAATTTGGTGAAGTTTGTAAGGGCGATGGGGTTGGTGGTTTTTTATTACTATCTACTTCTTGCGATAGAACATTAGCCACAACCGCTAGATTTACTACTGTAAGAGTCGTTTGTAATAATACTCTTACGATGGCAGTAAACGATAAGTCTAACTGCGTATCCTTTAGTCATATTCAACAGTTCGATCACGAAAAAGTTAAAGAGAAACTTGGAACTGCCGTAGCATCTTTTGGATCATTTATGGATATGGCTAAAGTTCTTCAGAAACAAAAGCTAAGGCAAGCTCAGGCTCAGCAATTCGTTGCTGATCTTATTACCCCATTAAATCAGGTAAAGGACTCGCCTATTGAAGAAAACAGAGCTTATAAGAAGATTATGGCTTTATTTGATTCGGAAGCTAAAGGTCAAGAATTGGTAGGCTATAGTAAATGGGGAATGCTTAATGCCGTTACTGAATATGTAGATCACCATAATCCAAGTCGTAATAACGATGCCAGATTGGACTCTGCGTGGTTTGGTACTGGTGATAGATTAAAAAATAGGGCGATTGCACTACTTACCGCTTGACATTAGAAGTATTACAAGTAATACTGATCCCCATCTAATACATGGGGATTTTTTATGTCTGCAAATTCAGTAGCTAAAATCAGGACTTTATTTACACAAAAGCCAGTTTCAATGACTTTAAATGAGATTAATAAAGAACTGCCAGAACTGAAGCCTAGCGATATTTCAATGGCTCTTTGCTATCTACTTAAACAAAGATATGTACAACGAGCCTTAGTCGCTAATACAACTCCTAAAGAGAGAAAAAGCGTGTGGCAATATACCTACTCTCAATCTAAATTGCCAGAGGTGATCAATGCCCTCTGAAATCGAAGTTTCAAAACTAATCCCTTATATTAATAATGCTCGAACTCATAGCGAGAGCCAGATTAATCAAATAGCGGCAAGTATTAAGGAATTTGGCTTCAGAAACCCAATATTAATTGATGGCGATAACGGCATTATTGCTGGTCATGGCAGAGTAATGGCGGCAAAGAAGTTAGGACTTACTACTATTCCTTATATTGATTGCTCGGACTTAACCGAAGCTCAGAAAAAGGCTTATATTATTGCCGATAATAAAATTGCTCTAAATGCTGGATGGAATGAAGAACTTTTAAAGCTCGAATTAGAAGATATAGAAGTTAGCGATATAGATATGGAATTGCTAGGATTCTCAGATGAAGAATTAAAGCGGTTAATTGGAGTAGAGGATGCAGATACGGAAGAAGGTGAAATTACCGATGATGGTAATCGCAATTTGTTACTGGTGGAATTTATTAACGAATCCGAATTGCAAAAGATTTTTGAAGAATTAAAAGAAAGAGGTTTTGAGTGCAAAATTATGAACTGATACTTCAAAGCCCTGTTTCTAAATCTTTTAGATCAACTAAAGCGGCAAATAGTTTAGATATAGATCAGGAAAAGAAATCTGTTCATCATTTTAAAGTTAAAGCTGACCTAGAATCTCCCTATAATATTGGTTTAATAGTTGGTGCATCTGGTTCAGGTAAAACCACATTAGCTCGGCATATATTTGGCGATAAAGCATTTATAACGCTATTAGATGATACAAAACCAGTAATAGAACAGTTCGATGCTAAATATTCTTATGACGAATGTGCTTCTATGCTTGCTGGAGTTGGACTGACTAGCGTTCCATGTTGGATACGACCAGCATATACTTTATCTAACGGACAAAAAGCCAGGGCAGAATGTGCTTTGCAAATGGCTAAGCATGGCGATGAAGTTACTATTATTGATGAGTGGACTTCAGTAGTAGATAGGACTATTGCAAAAGTAATGAGCCATTGTATTAGTAAGCACGCTAGAAAAACAAATAAACGAATTATTTTATTAGCGTGCCATTACGATATTATTGAATGGCTTAATCCTGATTGGATTATTGATTGCAACGAACAAAGCTATACCAATCGGAGGTTACTTTGGCAAGACTTTAAACGAACAGACCGAATCCAATTTGATATTAGGGAAACTACTAAAAGTTCATGGAATTTCTTTAGCAAGTATCACTATTTAAGTGAAAAATTAGCTGGTGGCTTTAATATTTTTTATGGTTTATACGATGGAGATAAGCAAATAGGATTTCTTTCTTTTGCTAATTATGTTCCGTGGCGACATAAGCATCGACCTATGATTCTTCACTTTAATAGATTAGTAATACATCCAGACTATTGCGGATTTGGTTTAGGAATTCATTTTTTAAATAAATGTTCTCAATTAGTAAAGAATATGCCATATCAAGTAATGGGTAAATTTAGCTCAATGCCTGTTTATCATAGTCTTAGAAATGATCCAAAATGGAAGTTAGCTAGTATTGCAAGAGATACCAATCCTAAATTAGGGATTAGAATTAAAACTAAAGATGCATCTAATACCGCTTTCCGATTAGATGTAAAAACCTATTCTTTCCTATTTAAAGGTGAATGAAGAACTACACAAATATAGATGTGCCGTTAGGCAGTTGCTTTGGTATCGGCATCATTGGGGGTTAAAAGAGTTTAGAGCTTGGTGTTTAATACCTATTCACTATAACTTCTGGCTAAAGTATCAAGATGATTTTATAATTCAATGGCGGTTAGGTAATCGTGGCGATGCTAATCATTGGGTGGGATAAATATGCCTTTTCAGAAAAAAACAGATGGATGGTATTGGGGATCAAAAGGTCCATTTACTACTAAAGCAAAAGCACTTCAGGTAGCCCAAGCGGCTCACGCAAGCGGATTTAAAGAAGAAAAAAGGGAAAAAGATTTATGCGTTGCCCTTGATTATCATAATACTTATTCTGCTGACCCTAAGTTTTGGGATACTTTTATCTATATGGCATGGATGAGAAAGTGGGAAGTTTATTGCGTTACTCATCATGTGGGTGAAAAGCAAAACGAAAAACTAATGGATAGTATTGGTAAAGTATTAGATAAAGACCATATTATCTTCACAATGGGTAAAGCTAAGATGGATTACTGTAAGTCTATAGGTTTGAATATAGATATATGGATCGATAACAATCCAATACATATAGTAGAAGATCCTACCTCGTAATGCCTTCAGTACCAATCTATACTAAGTGTGCTCAATTAGGCTGTAAGGAAGTAAGAGAAGGTAAAGGATCGTTCTGTCTATTACATAGGGGTAAACCCAAAGAGATTAGCCAAAATAGATATGAAGCGATGAAGGAATACCAATCGCCCTTTTGGAAGATAACTAAACGAATCCAATTAAGCCGATCTCCTCTATGCGGATCATGCCTTATTAGAGGGGTAGTAACACAGGCAACAGTTGTCGATCACCTATTTCCGTGGACTAAGATAGGTAAGGAAGCCTTTAAAAGAAACATCTGGCAGAGCCTATGCCCTGAGTGCCATAGTCATAAGACGGCATTAGAACAGAGGGACATAGTAGAGCACTACGATAAGGAATTAAAGGTCTATCGAGTCGCTGACTATGCCCTAGCTATGTCGCAAAGTAATCTTTAGAGTTGAAACTTAAAAATTCCGAAAGAGCTAATTAAGCAACGCGAGATATAATTACTCGCAAAGTAATTTGACGAAGGGGGGGTCATAGATGTAATATTCCTTCCATGAACAAAAAACCGCCAGAACTCCACTTAATCGATGGAACTAAAAGCAGAAGCCGAGATATGGCAAGCCTGCCTGAATCCATTAAAAAAAGAATTCCTACCGCAGAATGGTTAGATAATCCTGAAGGCTGGAACAAACAAAAGTTTATTGAAGAAACTGCCGACTTTCTTTATTCGGTATACGGCATCGGTAACGACCAAGATAAACACGCTTTATCTATTCTTGCAGATCATGTAGAAACCTATGTTGACTGCTCGTTAATGCTTAAAGTAACCGATAAAGATGGCAAACGGAAAAGCCGTCTAGTAATTCCTCAAAATAACAATGCGACTCTCGCACCTAGTCCGTGGCTGAGTATTCGAAATAAAACAACAACTCTTATTATTCAATTAATGAATGAATTAGGGCTTACCCCTAGAAGTCGGCTATCTTCAGGAAAGATGGAAGATAACTCTCCTGTCGCTAAATTCCTTAAAGGACCATTTGCTTCATGAGATGGGAATCTGGGCTGGAATATGCTCACGATGTAATTAAAGGCGAAATTAATGTTTGTCGAGATATTCGTTTAGCTTGTCAACGCTTTATTAATCAATACGAAAATAAAGAATGGGAATGGGTATTCGATGAGAGAGTTCCTCAGCACTTTCTTTCATTTGCTTCTAATCTAAGACATACAAAGGGTCCACAAGCTGGCGAACCTATTGATCTTGATCCTTTTCAAATTCTTCTTATTTGTGCTGTTTATGGCTTCAGAGGAAAAAAAGATCAGAATAAAAGAATGGTAACGGATGTAATACTATTCATTCCTCGTAAGGCTGGTAAATCAACTTTAACTGCGGCAATCGCACTCTACGAACTTTTATGCGGTGAAGCTGGAGCAGAAGTCTTTACATTAGCTACTAATAGAGAACAGGCAACTATTGTATTTGATGCGGCAAAAGGATTTGTAGAATCTATGCCTTCCGATCTATCAACTCTATTTAATGTCAGTCGTTACGAAGTAAAAAAAACAGGCGATTCTCAGTCAATGTTTAAAGCTCTATCTAGAGATACGAAAAAAACAGGTGACGGCAAAAACGCTTCTTGTGTCATAGTCGATGAGGCGGCACAAATCGTGGATAGAAACTCAATAGAAGTATTACACTCAGGGATGGTAGCAAGACAAAATCCATTACGGATATATATTACAACTGCCAGCTTTACAAAGGATACAAAATTCTATGAAGATATGTCTATGTATCAATCAATGCTTTATGGAGATGCTACAGATAATCCTAGATGGTTTGGACTTTTATACGGCTTAGACCCACAAGACGATTGGAGAGATCCAAAAATATGGGCTAAAGCTAATCCTATGCACGGAATTTCAGTCTTTGAAGATGCTATTGCACAAAGAGCAGAAGAAGCTAAATACAAACCAGCAGTATTAAATGAGTTCCTATGTAAAACACTTAATATATATGTTAGTGCTAATACTGCTTGGCTTGATAGATCAATGTGGGATAAAGCAACTGAAGAAGATGATGGAAGAACTCCTGAAGCAGTCTTTATTGGATTTGACTTAGCGGCAACAAGGGATTTAAACGCAGTATGTACTTTAAAGCGTTACGGAGAATTAGACTATAGAGCTGAGTTTCAATTCTTTTTGCCTGAAGTTGGTTATGAAATTATCCCAAAACATTATCAAGATATATTTAGAGTTGCGGTGGACTCAGGTATTCTCAGATTAACAGAAGGTAATGTAATGGATGATAGGGAGATTTCTGCCTATATTATGCAACAATCGGAGAAGTATGATATTAAAGAAGTAGGCTACGATGCTTATAATGCGGCATCTTTAGTGGCAAGGCTACATGACAATGGAGTTCCAGTAAAAAAAGTGGGACAAGGTATGGCTGTATTATCAAATCCATCAAAATATGTAGAGAAACTGATATTAAATCAACAGATAAAACATAATGGCAATCCGTTTTTAGGATGGCAATTAGGTAACTGCGAAGTATATGAAGATGTGAATGGTAATATAAAAATAAGAAAAAACGAAGCTGACAAATCTGCTAAAGTTGATGGCATAATTGCTATGATTATTGCGGCACATTGTTCATTAGATAATCCGTTTACATCGAATAGCTTTGGATTTCGCAGTTTTTAAGGTAATATCGTAAAAAAATTGGGGGTTTATATGGGTGTTTTAGACATTTTCCGCACTAAGAAAACAATAGCAAAAGAAAATAACACTCTATTTGGTCAAACCCAATTAGGTAACCAGATTGTTCGCCAGACCCAAGACGGCAAGGGCGGTGCTAATTTTCAGCTTTTATATGTAACTACAAGCTCTACGACTAATGCTGGTCGTATTGTAGATATGTCCGTGCTGACTAGAAACAGCACAGTAATGAGTTGCGTAGGAGTAATTGCTAGAGCTTTATCTCAATGTTCAATCTATATTGCTTATGAAACAGATGATGGCACTTTTGTGGATGCCCTTCAATCCGATAAGGCTGGTTCTAGAGATAAAATTAAAGCAAAGCAAGTTAAGAATCTTTTAAAAGAGCCTAATAACTTTCAAAGCCAATATGAGTTCTGGTATCAATGGACTATGTGGCAGTTGCTATCTGGCGAAACATTTACTTTGCTTTTCCGTAAAGACCAAGAAGATGCTTCACAAACACCTATAGAGCTATATAACTTGGACTCTACGCTGATTACTACGCAAATGAATCCAGCTAGATACCCTACTTATCGCCTTTCTACCCCTTCTTATGGATTTAATCGTGATGAACCTCTTGCATCGCACCAAGTTATTCATATTTCTGAAGCGGCATGGCAAGGAAGTGCTGGTTTTAATAAAGGAATTTTGGCGACTGAATTGGTTGCCCTAGATCAAGATATTGATTTATATGCCAACTATGTAATGCAGAATGGTGCAAAACCTAGCGGTATGTTTATTACAGATCAAGTTATCCCTGATGTGAAATATAAAGAAATTGCCGCTCGATTAAAAGAGGCTTGGGCAAGTATGACAGGCTCTAGACCTACCGATTTAAGCAAGCCTGGTCAAAGTATTATGTTAGATAACGGAATGAAATATGAAGCCGTTAAAATGCTTTCACTTCAAGATGCGGATGCCGCTAAATTAAAAGAACAGACTATTACAAGGATTTGTGCGTTATTTGGTGTGCCACCACAGATGCTAGGTTTGGCAGCTGGTAAATTTAATAATACTCAAACCTTGCTGGATGAGTTTTATAAGACTACGATGTATCCAATGATTATTAGTATTGAACAGAAATTTAAACAATCTTTATTAAAAGGTTATCCTAATCTTTCTATTCGATTTGATACTAAAGATTTCTTAAAAGGTGCGGCATTAGATCAAATGAATTTTGTTAATGCTGGAGTTGCTGGTGGTATTATGACTCCTAATGAAGCTAGACAATATATGAATATGCCTAAATTGGATGGTGCTGATGAGTTATTAGCGGTTAATGCAAAAGCAATTTCTTCTGATAATGTTGCAATCGGAACAAAAAATGCTAAAGTTCAAGCATTGCCGGGAAGTTCACCGCAAGATACTGGTGGCGGTGGTGGGAATCAAACAAATAAAATGAATATAGGTAAAACATGAAAACAGTTAATAAAATAATTGGTCTTTTTGGTTATCAGATTCATAAAAGTAATGTTAAACTACCAAAAAAACCTGTGCCGTCCCCAAAAATACAAGATAATAATCAGGCTATCAACAATGGGGCTATAAATGAATCAAAACCTAAATCTAATCTGCGAAGCAAAACTAAAACTCAGCAAATTCTCTCAGGAAGATCCAAGCGGTCAACTTGAAGCTAGAGTAACTACTTGGGGTGCCAGAGAAGGTGCCGATGGTAGAAAGTTTAATTATCAGCCTGAAGGTTTTTCAGATTGGGCTAATGAGTTTGCTAAAAGCGGTAAACCTTTACCTATGTTTTTAAATCATAATGATATGGGTATGCCTGTTGGTCAATGGACAGAATTTAATTTTGATAAAGAAGGAATGCTTGCTAAAGGCGAACTCTTTATGAATACCACGACTGGTTCAGATTTATATGAAGTATTAAAAAACTCTCCAAATCTTTTTGGTGGAGTTTCTGTTGGTGCTTATGCAGATGAAGCCCAATTTGTTGATCAATACGGAGACCCCACAGATGATGATGATGAAGAATCTTTTTTCCAAATCACTAAAGGTGGTTTGCGTGAAGTTTCAGTTGTTATGTATCCAAATAATCCAAATGCTGAAATCCATAAATTAGAGTGTTTTGATGCTGAAGGGCATCTTAACCCTAGATTAGTTGAGGAAGCCTTGCGTGAGGCAGGACTTTCCAAGAAGGGTGCGACCACCGCATCTTCCGTCTTTAAAAAAATTCTAGAGTTGCGTGATGCTACCAAGAAGATTATTAAAGAAACCCCACAACCAAGTGAATTGGAAGCGGTGGTAAATGAAGCTGACGAAATCCTTAAAGCTCTAGAGCTGAGAGAGATTAAGAAAGCATTATCTAAACGCATCAAATAAAGGAATTATTATGATTGAGCAAATTACGGAAAAGCTAGATGCTATTGAAGTATCTAACGAAGCCAAAATCCAAGCAGTAAAAGAGGAAGCAGTTGCCGCAGTTGAAGCCGCTAAAGCGGAATTCTCTGAAAAGGTTATTGCTTTAGAAACCAAAATTTCACAAGTGCAAGCTCCTGAAATCATGCGTTCTCCAGCTAAATCAGTAAAGCAAGATGTTAATCGTCTAGTTACTGAGCAGTTGAAGAAGATGGTTAAAAAAGGTCGTCTTGAAAAAGAATTCGTCATGTTTGAAGATGAATCACAATATCAAGCCTACTTAAAAGAAGATGGCTCACAAATCGGTAATCCAGCTGGTTACGGTGGCGGTTACAATGTCGGTGGTCGTACAGCCTACGATCCTGTATTCCACAAAATGCGTTTGATGAATCCACTCCGTGGAGTTTCACGCAATGTAACTACTGATGGTTCTGTTTACCAGTTCCGTGCTAAGACAGGAAATGCTGGTGCTCAATGGGGTTATGCAATCCAAAACAACGGTGCACCTACTACTGAAAACACAAATATTTGGCAATTAGTTTTGCAAGATATTAATGTCCAGTTCCCAATCCGTACAGCCGCACTTGATGATATCGATGGCTTAGAGTCCAATGTTGTGGATGATATGCTTTTGGAATTTAGTCAGCAAGAAGGTATTGCCATGATTCAAAATGACGACCAATCATCTCCAACAGGTAATGCTACTGGTGGTTCAAATGGTATTCGTGGTTTAAATCAATACGCTAATGGTAAATCTGGCTATGCTGGTGGCTCTACTTCTACTGCCGCTTTTGGCTCTAGTGGAACAGCATCTACCGATGGTTTAGCTACTATTGCTACTTATGACCAGCTTACAACCAATGCAAATACAGTTAATGCTAATAACACCACATTTGATGATGTAATTACATTCTTGCATAGCTTGCCACAAGAATACTGGACTCCAGATGCTAAGATTATCGTTAATCCATTCATGCTTGCACAGATTCGTGGCTTAAAAGATTCTAATGGCACTCCAATTTTTGATCGTATGACTCCATTGATTACTGATGGTATTGTTGGTCAAATTGCTGGATTTGATGTTGTAGTTAATAAGTATCTTGATACTCCTTATCAATCAACAACTGGCGATGCTGGAACAACTAGCTTGTATCCTATGTATTTTGGTCAATGGTCACGCTTCCACACAATCGTGGATCGTTTGAACATGGTATTGCGTAGATATGATCAAACCCTCCCAGGTTTCATAACTTTCTTCGGAGAAAAACGGTTGGCAACTTCCGTGGTTGACCCTTTCTCAGCTATTCGTTATCGTTCTACTGGTACAGCAACCTAATAAGATGGGGGAGGAAACTCCCCCTCTTTTAATATTTAATTTGGAAATAAAATGGCTAATCTAATTCTTGAAGCAGTCCAAAAAGCCCTTAAAAAGGGTGAGGCTACAGTAAACCTAAATGAAGCATCACAACTTACTGGCTCTGGTTCTGGAGTTGGTGGTCGTGTAATTTATGATGATGCGTTTGCCGCACTTCGTCAAAACAATCCTATTCGTAATGCTGGAGCAAGAGTTATTCAAACTATTGGTTCAGATGAGGCTTTTGTAGCCAAAACAGGAAATGTCACTAATGTTTTACAAGGTGGCACTTTCAATCCGTGGGGATACCCTATCAATAACAATAATGTTAATGGTAGCACTGGTATTGCTACTACTTATTGGCAGTTGCCAGTCCGTGATTTAAATGCTGTAGTTCCTGTAAGAACTGCGGTAATGGGCGATATTAATAATATTAATGAAGCTATTGTTGGCGATATTATGTTGGAATTTGCTCAACAAGAAGCACTTTCAATGATGTATAACAACGACCAAGCTGGTTCTACAACTTATAACTATGGTGCTACACAAGGTTTGCGTGGTTTGAATAGCTATCCTAGTTCTACATCTGCCGCCGCTTTTGGCTCAAATGGTTCAGCAATTACTAATGGTCGTCATACAGTTTTAGGTGTTACTCAGGCTAGTGCTGGAGCTATTGTATATAACGATTTAGCTAACCTTTATGCCGCTTTACCATCACAGTATTTAGCAGATATGACTTGTGCATGGATGATGCACCCAACTACGATTAAAACTATTCGTGAATTGGTTACTACTACTTCAGGAGTTCCTTATTTCCTAGAGGTAGGCGATGATGATGGTGGTGCAGTTATTTATATTTTTGGTAAACCAGTCATTGTTAATCCATATATGCAATTAGCTGGTGCTGGTAATTATCCAGTTTACTTTGCCGCATGGAGTCAATTTGTAACTATTGCTGATAATGAGCTAATGAGTATTAAAGCATTTGAACAAACAAATCCTGGCTTCATTACACTTTTCTGTGAAAAGCGTGTAGTTAGCACAATTCGGGATGTATTTGCTGGTGTTCGTTTGACTCACAGTTAAGGTAGTTTATGCCATTAGATAGCCTAACAAATGGTCCTTATTTAGGGACTACTAGAAATCCGTTTAGCTACGAAAAGATTGAGCAAGTCAGCCGTGATTTACAGACTGAATGGCTCACTCTTGATGAGATTACCCAACAGCTAAATTTATTTCAAGATGAAAGCCAAGATACTTATCTTCAAAGCCTTGAATTAGCGACTAGGTTTGCTATAGAGGACTATCTTGGTATGTCGATATTTCCTATCACTTGGAAGGTTTACTACGGAGCTACAAATGGCATGACAGGTACTCAATCTGCCTTTGATTTGCCAGAAGTTAGCCAAGCTAATCAAAATACTGCTGGAGTTATTATTAATTCCGTGTCTTACTATACTGGCGGTAATCCACCAGTTCTTACAGTATTAGATAAAAGTCTTTATTTTTATGACCCTACTGGTAATAAAGTATTAGTAAGTAGTATTCCTAATGATATTAGCGAATGGATGACTAACCCTGTAATTGTTACTTATACAACTAATGCAAGTCCTATAGCTCAGTATCCTGTTATTAAACAAGCGGCTTTATTGCTTTTAACTCACCTATACAATAATCGTAGCAATAGTTTTCAAGGGGCATTAAATAATATTCCTTTTGGAGTTGATCAACTTCTTAGAGCTTATAAACCTTTGGTGATGTGATGACAATCGCACGGTATGAAAACTTTACGATTAATAATTTAACCTTTGGAACAGACTCCTTTGGTGATTACACTACGACTATTACTAAATGGTTTGATACTAGAGGTCGTGTAAAAGATGTTCGTAATGGGGTCCAAATTACCAAAGATGAGCGTGTTTATACTGATTTAACTACCTTCACGGTTAATTACACTCCTAATACTAGAAGAATTGTGGATTATCAAAATCTTTATAGTATTACTTGGAGAGGTAATGATTGGAGAATTACTGACTGTTTAGAAACCAATGATCGTATGAATGTTATCTTTATGTGTTACAGAAATGATCCTACAACACCAGTATGACAACACAAAACAATCCAGCTATATATGCACAAGCTACACAATATCAACTGCAAAGTATTGTGGGGGGTTCAATACCAGTTTATGAAGATTTCAATAGAAATTGGGCTAATGAGCCTATGTTTTTAACTTGGATACTTAGGAATATCCATCAGCCTGTTTATACTGGTTCAAATAAATCGGTAAAAGGCATTGATAGACCAGTTATTCAGATTAATGTTTTTACGGCTAAATCAAGCGATGCTTGGAATATAACCAACACTATATTACAATCTCTTCATGGTTACAGTGGATTGTATGGTGGACCTACTTATGGCTTCCAAATATCAAAAGCCGATGTAGATGTGCTTTACAAGACTTATGATAATACGGTAGGATTGCAACATGTAATTATGGATTGCACCTTAGACATTCCAGCTTAATAAGATAGAATTAACTTAACTTCAATTAAAGGAATTAAAAAATG